GTCTTCAAAGACGTACGGCTCATCGGGAACACTTGGGCTGACCCGTGCTCGAAGATACTGAAACGTAAGTTCATTCGCAGGTGGATCACCGACCATCACGACCCCACGAACACGATCGTATACCTGGGTATCGACTGGACCGAACAGCACCGGTTAGAGAAAGCCATACCGCACTGGGACCCGTGGACCCTGAGAGCGCCACTGACCGAACCGCCCTATCTCGACAAACAGGACGTGTTCGACTGGCTCGCCACCGAGGGCATCGAGCTGCCGAGGTTGTACAAACTTGGGATGCCGCACAACAACTGCGGTGGCGCCTGTGTCAAAGCTGGTAAAGCCCATTTCGCTCGTTTGCTGGAAGTGCTACCCGACGTTTACGCCGACTGGGAACACAAAGAGCAGGAGATGCGCGACTATCTCGGTAAGGACGTCGCGATATTGAGAGACCGCCGCGACGGTGTGACGAAACCTGAGACGTTGAAAGCGTGGCGCGAACGTTTAGAAGCGTCTGACCAGTTGACGTTGGATGAAACGTTGGACTGGGGCGGGTGTGGGTGCGCTGTCGACTGAACGCGTGGTATCGTCATTTCTGTGGATGTCACCAAAGGCACCGTACTCGGCGAACGCATCCGTTCCGCTCGCGAAGCGAAGAAGCTGTCAACGATGGAAGTGGCAGCGAAACTACCGATAACCGAGTCGACGTTGTCGCAGATCGAACGGGGCGAGATCATCCGCCCACCCGACAATGTGCTGTCCGCTATAGCGTCCGCTGTTGGCCTGTCTTTGGGAGGACTCAAGTCGACCGCCGAAGCAGACAAAGACAAGGGCCGCGATATCGCACCGCACAAGAAAATGATGCAGTTCGCGAAAATCGACACTGAGGAACGCCGCGTTTGGGGTTGGGCGTACCAGTCTCACGATGCTGAAGGCAACCAGATTGTTGACTTCTCTGGCGACATCGTCGATGACACTGAGGCTGTTGCTGCGTTAGAGAAAGCGTTCCACAACTACGTCCGAGACTCACGCGAAGCCGACGACGGCCACGAGACGTTCGGCGTCGGTCATCTGATTGAGGGTTCTTTCATGTCACCAGAGAAAGCCCGTTTGATGGGGATTCCTGACGCTGTACCGACGGGCATTTTCGCGGGTTTCGAGTTCGACGACGACGGTCCTGGTCGGGCTGCGTGGGAGAAAGTCAAGAAACGGGAGTCGCGGATGATGTCGATCTTCGGGAGTAAGGAACCGCAATGAGGTGGCGCACCCGCTTGGCGTTGTGTGTCCGTGTCCTGAAGGGCGATTTCGTCGGGTATCTGTGGGACAAAGATCATCGCATCTACCAGTTTGATATCACAGGTTCGATGGGTGGCGACAACACCCGCAGCGAGAAGGCGTCATGGCGCGTCTCCTAGTCAAAGAAATCCTGTCGATAGGTCTCGTGGACGCTGGCGACAACCCCGAAAGCGAAGTCGTCATGTACAAGAAGGCACCAGAGTTCTACTGGAAACGCAAGTTCACGCAGGACGAACGCGAGAAGCTGGCGGCGCAGGGGAAGGCGTTGAAGGGCGGCGGGTTCCCTATCACAACAGTCGCGACACTTCGGGACGCTGTTTCTTCTTTTGGTCGCGCGTCTGATCCGGTGGCGGCGAAGGCTCATATCATCAAGCGGGCGCGTGCGTTGGGGAGAACAGATGTTCTACCTTCAACGTGGAACGTGGCTAAAGTGAAACCCGGCGCGGACAGCGCAAGCCCATCACAGGAGGATTCGATGGACAGGCCAGATTTGGCCGGGCTGTCCGACGAGGACCGCGAACCAATCGAGAAAGCCCTAGAGGGTTTCGAAGAGTTGGTGAAGGGTCTCGAAGCGCAGGTCGCTGAACTCACCCCCGACACTGAGCCGATTGTTGAAGAGTCGGCTGAAGTTCAGGCTGAGTTCGCGAAACGCGACGACAAGATCGTCGAACTCGAGAAGCGGCTCGCAGCCGAAACGCATCAGCGTGAACTCACCGAGTGGGTAGCGAAAGCCAGGCCGCTCGAAGCGGTAACCGGTGACCCGGACGACGCGGGACCGAAGTTGAAGGACATCGCTGCGGTGGTTGACGCCAAAGTGATGGACTGGTTGACCGACAGGTTGTCGAAGGTCGCGACGGTGATCAAAGCCGATACCCGCATTTTCAAGGAGTTGGGTGAAGGCGACGCAGGCGACGCCATCGATCAGATCGAAGCGTTGGCGAAAGAGGCGCAGAAGAGCAACCCGGATTTGACGGACGCCGCTGCACGCCAGTTGGTTCGGTCATCGAATCCGGCGTTGAAAGACGCTGAGCGCGATTTGGCGAGGAGTAACTGATGGCACATTCAGAAGCACCGACAGTCATCAGCATGGTCGCCGGCGCAACGTTTTCCACGGCTGATGTCTACAAGTTCGTTGTCGTCACCACCAGTGGTGAGGTTGTGTTGCCGAACACCACAGGCAACGTCCTTCCCATCGGTGTGCTGTACGGACGCACCTCGACAACTTCGAGCACCGGTTCGCAGGCGGTTCCTGTAGCTATCGCCGGCGTCGCGAAAGTGAACATGGCAGCGTCGACGTTGGCGGCCGGTGACTTCATCGGCTCCTCAACGGCAGGACTCGGGATTCTCCCGACCACCGACGCGTACACCGCGGGTCAGATCGTTCGAGGCTCCTCAGGGGGCGCCGGACGTATCGTCAGCGCGCACTTGTTCACAGGACCACTTAGCACCCCATAGCGCGGACAGCGCAGTTGAAAATTCAATAAGAGCGCGGACAGCGCAGCACACGGAAAGGCATACCTATGCCGGAACCAGGGCTGGGCGACGTTCATGTTGACGCCGCGCTCACCGACTTCAGTGTTGCTTACTTTCAGGACCCCGCGAACTTCGCGGCGAGGGCTTTCAGTCCAACCGTCCCGGTAGGCAAACAGTCAGACAAGTATTACGTCATGGACAAGGAACACACCCTGCGGACAGACTCGCAGGAACGTGCTCCTGGTACTGAGGCACCCACCAGGGACTACCAGCTTTCGACCGACTCGTACTTCTGTAACGTGAAGTCGATCGCTATCAACGTGTCGGAACAGATCCGCGCCAACGCCGACCCCGCTCTTGACATGGAAGAGGACGCGGCGCGTGTCCTGGCGGACGACATGAAGATGCGGATCGAAGTCGATTTCGCCACTGCCGCGTTCGCCACCTCGATTTGGGGTACGGACGTTGTGGGAACGACCGACTTCACCAAGTGGTCGAATGCTGCTTCGACGCCGTTGGAGGACATCGCTACCGGTGTCGAAACGGTCGAGGCCGCTACAGGTCGCACACCGAACCGGTTGCTGATTGGTGCCGCGGTGTGGCGTCACTTGAAGAACCACCCGGACGTCATCGCCAGAATCTCGAACGACACCACACGCATCGGCACGCAAGCGTTGCTGGCGCAGTTGGTGGGTGTGGATCAGGTGCTCGTGTCAAAAGCGATCCGCAACACCGCCGACGAAGGCGCAACCGCGGCGTACTCTCGCATCCTCGGTTCGAACGCGTTGCTTGCACACGTCGACCCCAACGCTGGATTGCGGTCTACTACGGCGATGAAGACGTTCGTGTGGTCCGGTCTCGTCGGCTCATCTGACGGTATCCGTACGAAGCGGTTCGACATCCCAAAGGAAGACGCCTTCCCGAGAGTCGAAACGGACGCGTCGTATGACTTCAAAGTCACCGCCAGCGACTTGGGGTATTTCTTCAGTGCAGCTATCTAGGAGGACTGATGTTGTTTGAGGTGTTGCCGTCGATGTGGCCGCTAGGCGACACCGTGTATAAACGTGGCGACCGAGTCGGCGCGGAAGTGTTGGGAGGCCGCGCCGACTCGTACCGCCGGTTGGGTTTCATACGACCAGTCGACACGCCGCTGTCGAAAATGTCACTGAAGGAGCTACGTGCTGAGGCTGTGGTACGGCACGTCGTCATTCCGGCCAATGCGAAAACGAAGAATCAAATCGCTCAGTTGTTGGAGGCTACGTAATGGGATTTGACAAGGAACGCCGACCAGTCATCTCAACCCCCGCCGAAACACTAGGGACAACACAAGCCACGATCGGTTCGTGGCCGCCGATCACGATCATCACCAGTACGAACAATGTGAACTTCACGTTGCCGACCCCGCAAGCCGGGCTTCGGAAGACCGTTGTGTTGGAGTTCTCGGGTGCGACCGGTGACGTGCTCATCCTCAACGGTTCAACAGCAACAACATTCAACGGCTCCACCGCGAACGCGATCGTCGTATCCAGCTCGCAAACGAACGTGTGGTGTGAACTGATCGGTATCACGACAGCGCAATGGGCGTTGGGATATTCGGTCGCTCCGATCACGTCTTCGGGTGTCGGTGATGTGGTGTCGCCGTTGACTATCGCTGGTTCAACGAAGGTCGCGTAGCGGATGACACATATCGCGGACAGCGAAACAGCACCACCAGACGTTCTGCTTGGTGACGACGTCATCGCTCATGACGTGCCACTCAAAAACTTCGGTATGGGCATCGAGTCACCGAACGGTGAGGTTCAGCAACCAACCCCGTATCCCGCCAGGTTGCATGACAGGGTGGCTATCTGCGGGTTCGCTGAAGGACACCGCGACGCTGCGCCCTGGACCGAAACCGATATCGAGTTTTGGGGCATCAACCGGCTCTGGTCCGTGCTGGAGAAAAAGCCGTGGCACCGCTGGTTCGAACTCCACTCACTCGAAGACTTCTACAAAGAAGACAACGAACATCGCATCTGGCTACAGCAGTTGGGTATACCGATTTATGTGCGGCCGCAGGACCTGGAGACCGCCGCGGAGTGGCAGATACCGAACGCTGAACCGTATCCGATCGACCGTATCCTCAACGACTACACCCCGTACTTCACCAACACCATCTCATGGCTACTCGCGCTCGCTATCAGCATGGGATACAAGGAGATCCAACTGTTCGGCGTTGACATGGCGCAAGACTCTGTCATGCAAGCCGAGTACTCCCAGCAGCGGCCGTCCTGCGAGTGGCTTATCGGGTTCGCGCAGGCGTCAGGTATCGACATCATCCTGCCACCCGGCAGCGATTTGATGAAAACGTCTCATCTGTACGGGTTCTCGTCGGACGCGTATCAGCAGAAACTAATGGCGAGGGCGCAGGAGATCGCGCAACGCAAAGAAAACATCCGCGGCGAAATGCAGGGACACGCACAGCAGGCCGAGTTCCTCAAATATCGCATCTCAGAATTGGACGGTGCGTTGCAGGAATGTACTTACAACCTTCGTAATTTGGTGACTCAGGGAGACTTACATGGCACGTAACATCTCGTACCCGTCCACGTTCTCAACGAGCACGGGAAATAGCGGCCAGGTCGGGTTCGCGAATCCTGTGCGTGTCGTGACAGTGAACTTCACGAACGCGTCCACGAAAGCGTTCACGTACACGATCCAAGGGGCTGTGGGTTTGGGGCCGTTCGTGAACATTTCGGCGGCTGCGTCCACGGCTGCGTCCACAGGGTCGGTTATGAAGTCGTCCACGTTCGGTCACGTCGTCACGCAGGCCCGTTTGAATCTGTCGTTGAACGCTACGACGGGTGGCGGCACGGTGTATTTCACAGGAGTCTGATGGCGTTCACGTACGGCGGCGACCCCGAAAACTCGAATCGTGACGCGGTGCGTCTGATGATTAACGACACGTCAACAGGTCCGCAAGAACTATCTGACGCTGAGATTGCTTGGCTTATCGCGTCGCATCCTGATAACTGGTTCGCTGCGTCAGCTGGCGCGATGTTGAAGTCGTCTAAGTTCGCTGCTCTCGCGACGTCGAAGCAGGTCGGTGACCTGAAAGTCGACTTTGCGTCTCGGGGCGAATCGCGGGCTGAAGAATACCGCAGCCTGTCGGAGCAGTTGAAACTCATCGCGCTACGCAGAGGAGTCAAACCGGCGGTGGGTGGCATCTCGATTTCTCAACGTGTCACCGATTTGTCGGACACGGATTGGGATCAGCCCGAGTTCAAGATCGGCCAGAACGACTTCAACGGTGCCAGTAGCACGGGGAGTTTCTGATGGCGTGGTCCACCGAGTTCGAGTCCATGCTTCCGCAGACGGTCACCGTGAAACCGCTGAGCAGTATCTCGACAGACGGGTACGGCACCGCCACGTTCGGTTCAGCCACAACCTACAAGGCCCGTGTTGTCAGGGAGCAAACGTTGGTGAGGACGTTGCAGGGCACCGAAGAAATGGCCGATACGACGGTGTGGATAGCGTCCACGTCGACGTTCGCTGCGTCATCTTTGATAACGCTACCTGGCACGCTCACGCCACCGTTGAAGTCACTAGAGGCCTACCCGGATGAGGACGGCGTCCACCATCTGAAGGCGTTTTTCTGATGACTGGTGTCACTTGGGTTGGGTTGACCAAGTTCGAGAAGAACCTCAAGTTGAAACCGGCTGAGGCGTCGCTAGCGTTCCGTCGCGCCTTGAAGGAAGAAGCCGAAGCGATCATGACAACGTCGAAACAGAAGTTCGTACCTGTCGCTCTCGTCGGTGGCGGCACACTCCGCGACTCAGGGTTCGTGGAGGACCCCGTCACGCGAGGCAGCAAGATCAGTGTCACACTCGGATACGGCGGCTTCGCGAAAGCTTACGCGTTGGCTATCCATGAACACCCGTCGAAAAGTTCGCCTCCCACATGGAAAGGCAAGGAACTCAATTTCAATGTCGGTGGTGTGAAATATCTCGAACGGCCTATGGACCTGGCTGCGCCGCGTGTCATCAAGAACGCTGGACGCGAAGTCGGGGAAGCGATCACATGACTGTCCTCGACGACGTAGCGACCTACCTGGTAGCGCAAACCACCCTTACGGTCGGGAACACTACCGGGACGTTGCAGAAGGCTGTCATGTTGGATGAGTACTCGAACACGGTCGCGGTGCTGTACGAAACGGGCGGGTTGGGTTCGGTGCATTCGTTCTCCACGAGCAATCCTGTCGCGGTCGTGTACGACCAGCCGTCGTTCCAACTCATCGCACGCAGCACGAGTTACATCACTGCGTCGTCTGCGGCCCGTCTAGTGCATGACACGCTGGACGGGTTAGGGAAAACTGCCCTGTCGACAGCGTCCACGTATCTGTCAGTGGATGCGCAGCAGCGGCCGTTCCCGATAGGTAGGGACGACTCCGAACGGCATCTCATCAGCGTCAATTTTCAGGCGAAGAGGCTCAGATGACATTGACCGAACGGCGAGCCGTGACAGACATCGACGCTGAAGTGGCGAAACTCGCTGACCTCGGCCCTGCCCAACCGGGCGACTCCGCGCAAGGACGATATTGGGCTGCGCTCCACAACCTGTACGTGTATTCGCCCGGTTG